TTAGATTTATTCGCATTAGATTCGAAAGAATATGATAAAAAAAGTTTTAGCGGTACAATGACAGGAAGTTGGGAAGTAGAAAGAGGTCAAATGGATGTAGAACATGCAGCAAAACAAATAAAGTGGCTAAGAGACAATCCAAAAGATTCAAAGGTAATGGGACAGAACGGACGTGCCGCAGTAATAACTAAATATGACTTTGAAATAGTCGGTGAACAATGGGCAGAGCTTCTAAAGTAATGTTAGTCAGTCTAAGTGACAAGAGAATTCTAGAAAAATTAGTTGTAGTTTTGATGGGACAGGATGCACAGAAGTTTATAGGTATGTCACTAGAAAGTGTTAAAGATGCAGATGCTATAGTTTATTGTGATGGTGGTTCTAAGGATGATTCAATAAAAATTGCACAATCATTAAATGCAGTAATTATCCAAAACTCGTATGACCAAGAAGACCCATCAATGAACGGTAAGCAAAGAAACTTCTATCTTGATTATGTTAAAAAGAATTATCCAGACTATTTTTGTCTTGCAATTGATGCTGATGAAGTAGTAGAAGATTTGAGTAAAATAAAAGAATTTATACAAGATGGTGAAGGACTATACTCAGTAAAAATGAGACATCTAGTAAGTGACCTAGCACATGAAGATTCAACAGTACCTAATCATTTTGTTTTAAACAGATTATTCAAGGTAAGTGATGCAAAAGAATATCCATTAGTCGAACATCCAGTACTACAACCTAAAGATAATATGGCAATTGGCGCAACAAACTGTACGACTATCTGGCATCTAGCTTATTGTCCTAATATGTTTGAAATAAAAAAGAGATACGAAAGTCATCTAGCTAAGTCAAATATGCACACACCAGAATATCTAAAGAGTTGGTATTTTGCACATTTGTTTGGAACTTATCCTAAAGCACAGTTTAACCCAGTAGAATTACCAGACGTTATCTTGAATAACTTTGGAATAGATAAAGATGAACTATATTTTAAAGATAGAGGATTAGAACATAAACACTGGTTAATGGTAGACCAATGGAAACATTTTTTTAATCCAAATAGTGTAACTGATTTTGGTTGTGGTAGAGGACCTTATGTATATGTTTGGGATAAGTTTGATGTCACAGTAAAAGGTATTGATATATCTGATTGGGCAATAAATAATTCAATATGCGAAAGAAATAATATAGGTAAATTAAATATTATAGAATCATCAGCAGCAACTAAAAGAGATTTAGTAACAGCCATTGATTTATTAGAACATATAAGTTATGATGATTTAGACAGCGCAATAAATAATTTAATTGAAAGTTCTAATAAAAATATATTACTAAGCATACCATTCAAAGGAACACATAATTGTGAGAACGATCCGACTCATATAATCAAAGAAGATAGAGATTGGTGGGTAGAACAATTCGTAAGTAAAGGATTAAAGGAGGTAGAAGTACCAGAACATTTCTTGTTCAAAGAGCAACTTCTAATATTCTCCAAATGAAATATAAAATAACAAATTGGAATGGTAAAAAAGATTTCAATATAAAATTAATATTAAACTTAAAACATCAATTCAAATGAATAAAACACTAATACTAATTAATGTAAAAGACAGGCCATCTGAACTTAGTTTATTACTTCAATCTCTAAGAACACAGACATTCCAGAAATTTGACATTATGATTCTAGATGATTGTTCAGGTACACCATTGACTAATTATCACTTTTTTAACTGTCTATTAAGTAGACTAAAACAAGAGAACCATAAAGTATATCTAAACAGAACAGATCATTCTGAAGGAGTAAGCACGGCAAGACATAAGATAGTCCAATGGGCCAGAGAGTTTGATTACGAATTCTATGTAAGACTAGATGATGATTGTATTATGGAACCAGATTATATTAAAAGACTTTTCTTAGTTCTAGGTAAAGGCTACGATATGGCAAGCGGAGTAACAGTTCCAATGAGTGGACCTACTATGAGACGTGATCCTAAATATTTAAACGGAATAGTCAACAGGGTAATCTTAGACAAAGAAGGAGAATACATAATGAATGGTGATGATTGCGGAATAGAATACACAGAATCAGTTATCTTACCAGCACATCATTTCAGAAGTTGCGCATTGTATAAAAGTTCAATACACGATAAGGTAAACTATTGTCCTACTACATTAAGTTGGCATGGCTTTAGAGAAGAACAAATCTTTTCATATAAATTATTACTTGCAGGCTACAAAATAGGAGTAGACACAGGTGCTATTAATTTTCATCAAATGACACCAAGCGGCGGAGAAAGACCAACACAATCAACAGAGAACACATTATTTAACCAAGAGCAATTAGAAAAATTCACAAAAGAAAACAAAGAAGAATTAAGAAAACTATTCCCAAGTGAACCAATGCCAACTAAATTAGAACTTAGCAAGAGTACAAATTTGCTCATGAAATGATAAATTGTATAGGTCAGATGTTCGGTTCTAGCGGTTATGCCAATCATTTTCGTTATCTTGTAAACGAACTTAATAAAATAACAGAGTGTAAAATAATCACAGGTCTATACCCAGGATTCGAAAGAGATGTAAACGATCAAGAGTTAGAAATGATTAAAAAAGAACAAGACTATGACATTAATTTAATAGTAACACATCCGGTCAATTGGAAAAGTAATCTAAATGCTAAAAGAAATTGGGTATATCTAATATGGGAAGGCGATAGAGTTCCGGTATGGATAATGCAAGAATGTTTCAATGAAAATATAGAAAAGATAATAGTCCCATCTGAACATACAAAAAAAGCATTAATGGAAACACTAACAGACAATGCTTTTCACACAGCAGATGAAGTATTAGACAAATTAGTAGTAATCCCACATGGAGTAGACCTAAAAACATTCTATCCAATGAATGTTGCAATCGATCCAGTAGAAGGAAGAACACAGGTACCATTTAAATTCCTAGCAAATAAAGGATTAAGAAACTTAGAGGATCGTGGAGGAGTACAGTATTTAATAAAAGCATATCTAGAAGAGTTCACAGAATCAAGTAATGTAGAATTAATCATTAAGTTAAACCCTGCATACGGCATACCTAATTTAAAAGAACTATTTCCTAGAATAAAAGAGAACGGAATACCTAAGATAACATTCATTACAGAGGAATATACACCAAAACAATTAAACGAACTGTATAATGAATGTGATGTATTCGTCAGTCCAACTAGAGCAGAAGCCTTTAATCTACCTTGTATTGAAGCAATGGCATGCGGTAAACCAGTTATTACAACAAATTTCGGTGGGCAGACTGACTTCGTAACAGATAGTAATGGTTGGTTAGTAGATTATGAACTCACTGAGGTGACTCATGAATTGGAATATGAATCGATTTGTTGGGCAGACCCAAACCACAATCATTTAAAATCATTATTAAGATATTCATTTGAACACACAGATGAAGTTTTATCGAAGGGAAAAGATGGATTATATGTTTCTAAAAATTATACATGGTATAATACTGCAAAACAAATAAGTAGTTTAACCGAAAAGTATATAAAGGTATTAATCAATTAATCAATGTAATGGCAAGACAAATTAAACCAATGGACAAAATTACACAAAGAAGTGTAGGATTCAATCTTAGACAAGTTCTTTTCTTCGCAGAACATCAAGACTTTAAACCAGACAAATTTTGCCGTAAAGTAGTAGACGATCAAATAGCATTAATTAATCCTAAATTTTTATCAGATGATGATGAAAGGAGAATCGAATGAAAAGAAAACTAAATAAAACAGAAAGAGAATTAACCGTAAAAGGTATAGCTTCAAGAAAGACAGAAATCCTTGTCAAATCAGAATCACTTGAAATGCAAGAAGCTGCAAAGACACATGTAACACAGAGCAGAATATATGAAGATAAATTAAGACCTTACAATCGAAAAGTAGAAGACAAAAACTTCAGTGTCAAAATAAAATTACTAGAATCAGACTTAAAGATAGCAAAAACAGATCTAGAAAACTTAGAAGAACAATTAAAAGATGGCATAGAGATCAAGAAAGAAGAGCCACCAACAGGAATTAACTAATGAAAAGAATAATTGAAACACCAATTAGATTATTTTGTGGTTTTTGTAGCCACTCAGACAATTATACAAAAAGAAAAACTATCTCAGCCGGAAAGAAAAAAGGCGTAGTATCTAACACGATTAAGTGTAATAAGTGTAATAGAAATCTAAACCAGGATAATAAACTAAGTTGAAAGGAGGAAAAATGGAAAACATAATAAGAAATACCACAGAAGCAGACAAACAGTATCTAGACATAGACTTAAACAAATCAAAAAGAAGAAGAACTGCAAGAGAAATATTCCAATTAGAACTAATCAAGCACGAACAGGATGCAGTTAAAAAGGGAATACCTTTCGCAAGACATATCGCAAGACAAGACTTTGAAGCAGATATTAAAAAACAAGCAGACGCACAGGTTAAAAAATACGGTTCAGTAGAGTACCCAGAAGAAATTAAAGTACCAAAAATCAGCTGGGAACAATACAGTGATTTAAAGAACTTCAAAATAGTAAACGAAAAGGAACAACCAGATACTAATTTGTCTAATAAGAACCCAGGACTTAACGTAGAAGTAAAAACTATAAGATACCAATATAAAGACTATGAAAACTTTAAGTACATTATAATGGAATCAGGTCCTGATGCAATCAAACGAGCAGTAATCAATAGAGCAAAGTTAGACAAACAAGTAGCTGCAGAGATTGAAGAACCTAAAGACAAATTAAGTTAAACTTTTTAAAGTGAGGTACCAATAGCCCTCGTAAGTTTTAACATAAGTTAGACTACGAGGGACTTATAATCAATGGAATTAGAACAACTAGGGGAATGTGAATGGTTAAGAATATCAAACATAAAAATAGAGAGAACCTTAGCAGAAGGAAAAGACATAGATGAAGTAAATTGCTACTTACCTTGTCTAGAGTGTAATGGATTAAATTTTAAATGCGACCATTATATATACAATAATATAGTAGTAGGGAAATTTGGATATGACTAAAATAAGTAATAGAATAAAAAGATCAAGAGACGAACTAGAAGAAAGATTCAACTTAGAAGATTTCAAACAAAGTCTAATGAAATGCGACGTACCAGAAATACAAGCAGACATGTACAAAAAACAATTCCAAGAATTCACAAACAGAGTTTATAATACAATAAATGTAAGGACATACAAATGAAACCACAGAAGACTAAAAATAAAGCACTTGAATTATATATAAGTAACGTACCTATATATAAGATTTCTAAACAATTACACACAGACAAGACAACAATAATAAGATGGCGTAAAGATAACAAATGGGATGAAATAAAAAAAGAAGCCATACAGAATAGCGTAAAAAACACTACCAATGAATTAATCAATTTACAAACAGAACTAGGAAGACTAGCATCTGAAGAGTTATTAGAAAAGTTAAAAGACAAACAACTTAAGAATCCTGAACTTGTATCTATAGCAAAGCATGGACTAGAAGTAGTAAGACCAAGAACAGTACAGAACAATCTTAATATAACAAAGAACGAACAAAATAACAATGCATATCAGATTATAATACCTAAAGAAGTCGAAGAATTATTGAAGGAGGTACAATGAGAATTAATCTAAACAAATTAGCAAAAGAGATAACATTACAAGAAGGCGGAAAACAGAATATATCAATAGCACAAGTAAAAGAAGTTATGAAGATATTATTCAGTGAGTTAGCATTATATAGACCAAGTGATGTTCTGAAAGTAATAGAAAGGTACGAATAATGAAAGTATTTGAGTTAACACCTAGACAGGCACAAGGTTATCTCATTTTAACACATCCAAGCTATAATCATATTACTGAGCTAGGATATGGCGGTGGTGCTGGCGGAGGAAAGAGTATTCTTGGTTGTGTTTGGGAATTTGATATGTGTAAAAGATACCCAGGTGTTGCGTATGCACTTGGACGTAAAGAATTAGTAAATCTAAAGAAAACTACACTATTATCATTCTTCCAGGTAGTTAATTTATTAGGACTAGAGTCATCAAAGCATTTTACATTAAACAGTCAGACAAATATAATTACATTTGAGAATGGAAGTCAGATATTTCTAGTTGATATGGCGTACCAACCTAGTGATCCGCTTTATACAAGGTTTGGTGGTCTAGAGCTTACAGGAGCCTTTGTAGACGAATCTAACGAAAATAATCAACAAGGTATAGAAATACTTAAAACTCGTCTTGGAAGACGTAAGAACAAGGAACATGGCCTAGTCCCTAAGCTACTTGAGACTTTTAATCCAGATAAAGGTCATGTATACAAAAGATACTTCAAACCATGGAAAGAAGGAAGATTACCAAAGAATAGAATGTTCATCCCAGCCCTAGCCACAGATAACCCTTATTTAGACGCATCATACATAGAACAACTAAGAAACGCTGACAAGATAACAAGAGAAAGACTATTATACGGTAACTTTGATTATGATGACAACCCGGCTAAGTTATTCGAATACGATAAAATACTAGACATCTTTGTGAATGATTATAATCTACCTAGTAAATATCAGAATTATATATCTTGTGATGTAGCACGATTCGGCGCAGACAAGACAGTTATAATTATTTGGAATGGATATTATGTCCAAAAGATAATAACAATAAACAAATCAAGCGTCAAAGAAGTAGTCGAAAGATTAGAATGGGCTGCAGCTTATTATAAAGTACCTAGAAGTAATGTAATAATAGATGAAGATGGTGTAGGTGGCGGAGTAGTAGACTTTATGCCAAATGCTAAGGGTTTTGTTAATAATTCTACACCTGTTGAAACTGAATTTAGCAAGAAGATACATAACTACCGTAACTTAAAGACTCAATGTTATTTCAAACTAGCTGAAATAATACTAAAGGGCCAGATAAGAATATACGATGATGTTCCACTGGAAATCAAGGAGGGTATAGTTGAAGACCTAGAACAGATAGCCCAGAAGAACATAGACAAAGACGGTAAAATAGAATTAGTAGGCAAAGACGAGATTAAAGAAAAGCTAGGAAGAAGTACTGATTATAGTGATGCTCTAATGATGCGATGTTGGTTCGACCTTAAAAGTTCTTACCGTCCGTACATCGCTAAATAAATATATATCAATTAAACCAACTTATAAAAGGAAAGTTTCAGTAGATATTTCATGCCAAATAAAGAAGATAATAAGGTGAAAGGCTATCTAGCAGTGACTAGCGCAGAGTATGCAAATAGACAAAACATTCTAAACGAAACATTTAAAGGTGAAGTAATGGACAAAGAAGTTCGATTCCCTAAAAGACTAGGGTCAGAACATCCTTTTGAATTTGAATCAGCAGAACGAATAACAACTAATATTGGTATTATAGGCGCAGCTGTTGATAAAATAGTAGATGCAGTTATAGGTGATTTTATTATTACAGTAACATCTGCCAAGAACAAAGAAGCATCTGACCCAAAGAATGCACAGACAATTATAGACAGTTTTGTAGATGATTCTAATTTTAAAGTAAACATGCGACCATGGATTAAAGAAGCTGTTACTAAAGGTAATGGTATCATGGAATTAGACATAGACGAAGAGAAGATTAGAGTAATGAATGCTAATAATATGTTTGTAACTCGTAATAAGAAAGGTAAAGTTCTCAGATGGAAACAGTTTAAAGGAAATAAGGGTCTAATGAACTTAGGTAAGTCTGAACCAATTGTATTTCTTCCTAAACAGATTGCACAGTTACCTATTAATAAAATCCCTAACGATGCTTATGGTATAGGATTAGTATGGCCAAACAGAGTAGCAATTGAAAACTATGCAGGCGCAGAAGTTGACTTACATAAGCTACTTAGTCGTAAAGCAGGCGCACCTATTCATGTAACAGTAGGGCAACCTGGTGAATCAGTTCAGCCTGAAGATATAGATGGATTCAAATCAGACTTACAATTTATGAACAACTCTACTGAATGGGTAACAGACGGAAACGTTAAAATGTCTTTGATTGATTTCTCTGGAGTAGGTGATAACTTGACTAAAGCCGCTATGCATGACCTTGAACAGATAGCAATAGGTATGAAAATCCCAATGAGCCTATTAGGTGTAGCAAATAACCCTGAAGGATTAGCTAAGGTAAACGATAACGGATTTAAACGATTTATTAATTCAATTAGAACAATCGCAGAAGAAGTAATCGAAGATAAAATACTTCAACCAATTCTTCGTAAGAACGGGCTAAATGCTAAGATAGACTTCGAGTGGGAACTACAAGACGAACAAGAAAAGAACGAAAGATTAAAAGTTATTACAGAAGCACTTAAATTATTCGACATTTCTCCAGCTTTAAGAGCATCACTCGAAATAGAATATGCACAACTAATGGGACTAGATGATTTAGAAGGAGTATTACTTAGTCCACAAGATGCAGAGAAGAAAGACGAACAAGAAAAGAAAGAGGAAGAAGATTTAATTAGAAAAGAAGAAGAGACTAAAATTAAACAGCCAGAAGTTCCCGGAGTCAAACCAACAG